TTTATATAAAAATAATTTTAATTTGAATAAGCTAATCCACCCATACCTGATAATATACGTAATACATTATAATTTACAGCATATATACTTATTAAACCGGATTTTGTTGATCCTATCTGTAAATGTGCTGTATCTATTCTAGACATATTTAAAGTTCCTGATGGTTGATGTTCTTCTGGTTTTAATGCAAATGAATATACATTTATTCCTTTCTTATAATGATTTGGTGTAATTTCATGATGTTGATATGGTTGTACTAATGAAAAATATTCACCAGTTCTTTCTGAAAATCTATCATTTCCATTTAATTGTAATTTACATTTTTTAACTGGATTTTTTGGGGTTATAATAGGATTACTAGTAGGTGAATCTTCTATTTCATATATATCATAATGATTATGATGATTATATGGACTATCTGTAAAATTATTCCAATATGCGTTTGTTAACTTATCAAAATCGTTAACACTAGAAGTTTTAGCAATTGTTCGGTATCCTAAATATTCATTATCATCTGTTAGGTTTTCGTTGACTTTATTTAATTCTGCTGAATTTAAACTATTGTTATCGGGTTTAATAGTCCATATTAATTCTTTGCACGGATGATTAAAATTTATTCTAATACTTTTAAGTGTATTTCCATCTGAAGAACCATCAATTTTATCTGAACCTGTAAATTGCAACTGTTCTATTAAATATTCATGCGATAATTGAGCGAATCTTCTTCTTTCATCAGTATCTAAAAATATATAATCTACCCATAATTGTGCTGATTGTAATACTAAATCATTTCCAGTATATTGATTATTAGTTTTGATAGTAATACCACCATCTAGTGAGTATACCTCATTAGTATTTGGGTCATATGAATAATTAAAATGGTTATTATCTATTAATTCATTTTTAGATGAAAATTCTATATTAATTTTTACTTCATGATATTGAAGTGCTATTAATGGCAATGCTAAACCTACATTACGACAAAACCAAAATTCTAAAGGCACATATATTTCTTTATTAGCACCGGCGGTAAGTATTACTGATGCATTTCTTTGATTGCCACCAACCATTGCATCATATCCTGTTTTTTTTCCAACAGGCATACTTAATTCATTCCAAATATATAACCATTCCGAATAATGTTTATCTATTCGTTGCCCACCTATTTCTAATTCAATATTTTTTAATAATCTAAGACCATAATAAGGTACAAGTGCTATTTTTGTTGAATCATCATTCTGAACTGAATTAGTATTTGATAATTTACATTTGAAATAAACACGATTAATTAAATCACCATTACGTGTTACTAAAACACTTACACGAGAACCTAAACTAACATTACCATTGAAACTTTGTTCTATAGATTCCATTGCAAAATTTGTATGACGACGATATACTACTTTAAAAAAAGTAATTTGAGGATTACCAGTTAAATAAACATCTTGTGCACCATAAGCAACTAATTGTAGAAGACCTCCTCCCATTTTGTTATAATTATACTTTATACTATAATATAAGAAAAAAATTATTAAATTAATTTGAATATGCTATACCACCCATACCAGATAATATACGCAATACATTATAATTAACAGCATAAATTAATACAGATGAAGATTCTGTTGATATACTTGGATCATAAGTTAGCATTAAATTTGCTGTGTCTATTCTAGACATATTAAGAGTTCCCGATGGTTGATGTTCTTCAGGTTTTAATGCAAATGAATAAACATTTATACCTAGATTATTTGGTACATTTTCATGGTGTTGGAATGGTTGTATAATATTAAAATATTTACCATCACGTATAGCAAAACGATCGTTTCCATTTAATGATAATTTTGCTGTAGCAATAGCATTTAATTTTGATGATGATGTACCAATTGTAGCAACAACACTTTCATATGATGATGTAGTTCCACTGGTGAGTACACCAGTTGTATTAGTATAATTAAACCAGTTATAATTATCACTAGTTTCATTATGTACTACCCATACTAATTCTTTAACTGGATGATTAAAATTTAATTTTATTTTTGAAGTAGCTGATTCTTTTCCAGTAAATTGTAATTGTTCTATTAAATATTCATGTGATGATTGTGCAAATTTTCTACGTTCATCAGTATCTAAATATACATAATCTACCCATAACACAGCATCAAAATTTGGAGCATTAGCAGCATCCGCACCACATAAATCTTGTGATGAAAATTGAATATTTACTTTAACTTCATGATATTGCAAACCTATTAACGGTAATGCCAAACCTATATTACGGCAAAACCAAAATTCTAAAGGTATATATAAATTTTTTCCATTTAAATTACCTCCATTTCCACCAACCATAGAATAATAAGCTTCTTTTTTACTTATAGGTAATGATAATTCATTCCAAATGTACAACCATTCTCCATAATGTTTATCTATTTTTTGACCTCCTATTTCTAATTCAACATATTTAAGTAATCTTAAACCATAATATGGGCAAGTAGGAGTAGTGTTACTTGGTTTAACTACTAAATAAGCACGACTTATTAAATCTCCATTTCTTGATATAGTTGATGTAACACGCTGACCATAACCAACTGAACCATTAAAGGTTTGTTGAATAGATTCTAGAGCAAAATTAGTATGTCTACGATAAACAACTTTAAAAAAAGTAATCTGTGGATTACCTGTTAAATAAACATCTTGTGCACCATATGCAACTAATTGAAGAAGACCACCTCCCATAATTTATAACTCTTTCTATAATATAATTTAAGAAAAAAATAAAATAATAATTTATTCTAGTTTGAATATGCTATACCTCCCATACCGGATAATATACGTAAAACATTATAATTTACAGCAAATACTGATAACATGTCTCCAGAAGCACCCATACCAGTTCTATATTCTAAATCTAAAGTTGCAGTATCTATACGGGACATATTTAAAGTTCCTGAAGGTTGATGTTCTTCAGGTTTTAATGCAAACGAATATACATTTATACCTACATTATTTGGTACATTTTCATGATGTTGAAATGGTTGTATTAAATTAAAGTATTCTCCACTACGTGCAGCAAAACGATCATTACCATTTAATGTTAATTTAGCAGATGAAATTGGGTTTTTATTATCACTAATAGATGAAAATAATTGTACTTTAGTTTCATAATTATTATCATTATTCCATTTGTCTGCTATAGAACCAGCATTATTAGTATAATTAAACCATTGAGTTATATCTGAATTGGTAGAAACATGATGTACCCATACTAATTCTTTAACTGGATGATTAAAATTAAGTTTTATTTTACGTGAAGCTGATTCTTTTCCAGTAAATTGTAATTGTTCTATTAAATATTCATGTGATGATTGGGCGAATTTTCTACGTTCATCAGTATCTAAATAAACATAATCTACCCATAATGAAGCTTCTAAACTTACCTCTGTCCCAACTAAATTTAATTGTGAAAATTGAATATTTATTTTTACTTCATGATATTGTAAACCAATCAATGGTAATGCTAAACCTATATTGCGACAAAACCAAAATTCAAGAGGTACATAAACTGACTTGTCAACACTAGCGCTAGTAGCCACACCTCCCGCGCCTACCATAGTATAATAAGCTTGCTTTTTACCCATTGGCATTGATAATTCATTCCAAATGTACATCCATTCACCATAATGTTTATCTATTTTTTGACCGCCAATTTCTAATTCAACAAAATCAATCGCGCGTAAACCCCACATTGGAGCAAGTGTACCATTACTAGTACCTGATGATGCTTTCATTTGTAAATAAGCCCGACTTATTAAATCACCATTTCTTGATATAGTTGAAGTTACACGATTACCCCATCCAACTGAACCATTAAATGTTTGTTCTATTGATTCTAAAGCAAAATTTGTATGTCTGCGATAAACTACTTTAAAAAAAGTAATTTGTGGATTACCTGTTAAATAAACATCTTGAGCACCATAAGCAACTAATTGAAGAAGACCACCACCCATTTCTATAATATTTTATTTCTATAAATACATAAGAAAAAAAATTATAAATTTATTTAATTTGAATAAGCTATTCCACCCATACCGGATAAAATACGTAATACGTTATAATTAATAGCATATACAGATACTAAAGCCACGTTCTGATTTATATATTCTAAATCTAAAGTTGCTGTATCTATACGTGACATATTTAAAGTTCCTGATGGTTGATGTTCTTCTGGTTTTAATGCAAACGAATATACATTAATACCTACATTATTTGGTACATTTTCATGATGTTGGAAAGGTTGTATTAAATTAAAGTATTCGCCATTGCGTGCAGCAAAACGATCATTGCCATTTAATGTTAATTTAGCACTTGTTATTAAATTTTTATGAGTAGATACACTATTTAAATCATTAGCAAATTCTGTGTAATTTCTATCAGAAGGAATAGGAGTACTATTATTAGTGTAATCAACCCAATTACCACGAGTAGTATTATCAGTCTCAGCAGTCCATATTAATTCTTTAACAGGATGATTGAAATTAAGTTTTATTTTGCGAGAAGCAGATTCTTTTCCAGTAAATTGCAATTGTTCTATTAAGTATTCATGTGATGATTGGGCGAATTTTCTACGTTCATCAGTATCTAGATATATATAATCAACCCATAATGAAGCAGTTAAAGTTCCTGGAGAACCACTTGTTACCATGTTAGTAGATCCACTAAATTGAATATTTACTTTAACTTCATGATATTGAAGACCAATCAAAGGTAATGCTAAACCTATATTTCTACAAAACCAAAATTCGAGAGGTACAAACATATCATCACCAGAAGTATAACTGCCTCCAACCATAGTATGATAAGCTTGTTTTTTACTTATAGGTAATGATAATTCATTCCATATGTACATCCATTCACCATAATGTTTATCTATTTTTTGACCACCAATTTCTAATTCTACATAATCAATTGCACGTAAACCTAGTAAAGGAACAGGGTTTGGAATAGCGTCAACAGACATTTGTAAATAAGCCCGACTTATTAAATCACCATTTCTTGATATAGTTGAAGTTACACGATTACCCCAACCAACTGAACCGTTAAATGTTTGTTCTATAGATTCTAAAGCAAAATTTGTATGTCTACGATAAACTACTTTAAAAAAAGTAATCTGTGGATTACCAGTTAAATAAACATCTTGAGCACCATAAGCAACTAATTGAAGAAGACCACCACCCATTT